GCTAAGTCTTTATGCTTTTCAAGTGTGTAGCTATCGTTTTTTGCTCTGCCTTTGCTCGCTTTTATCTCGGGCGCTTTTGTAATTTTTTTCGCATCATAATTCGGTGTGATTATGATTTTCTTTTTCTTGTGATACACGTATCTTTTATTGTCTTTTTCAACGATTTTCGTGTTTTCAAGTTCTTTAATTATTACATAGCTATCATTACCAATTTTGATATTTTTCAACGCTTTTTTACTCCTCTATCTTTCTTTAATTTGAAACGTATTCCGTTATCAACGAAAATATTCCCGTTCTCGTCCTCTCTGAACCTCATCGGGTATTTTTCCACGATGAACTCTTTCGGTACGTATCCTAGTTTTTTAACCCAATTCATAAACGCTCGATTTTCTTCCTCGACGATACCTTTGAAAATATCTCTCATGAGGGTATCGCCTAGAACATTTGTTCGTTCTTCCGTGAACTGCGGTGCGATTTTTGGTAAATCTAATTTTAACTCGTTCACATCAAGGCTCTTTTTTTCGATTTTAGAATGGTAAATCGTCATCTTGCACCTCAAAGGTTTCTCCATTCGCTGTAAAAGGGTCATTATTTGCGAAATTTCCGCCCAAATTTTGATTTTTATTATAACTTTGAGTATTTATACCTCCCGAGTTTAAAACGCCGTTATCGGCTGTTTTTCGGCTTTCTAGTAAATCAAAGTTTTCAACGAGTACCTCGGTAACATAAACTCGTTGCCCTTGTTGATTGTCATAGTTACGAGTTTGAATTGCGCCGCTTACGC